GAGAAAAACAAGAAGAAACAGAACAAATGGAAGAGCAACTTCAAGAAGCTATTTTATCTGGCGATACAAATAAAGCTCTTGCTTTAGCCGCTGGTTTAAATAAAGGATCTATAGTTCAATTTTTACAATCAAAGCAACGAGCAGATCAGCCATATTTAATAGGAGATGGTCGTTTTACAGTAACGCCAACAAATGGAAAGTTAGACATTTCAGTTAATCAAGGCGTCATTGACACATATGAACAAATAGAAGAAGGGGAAAGAGCAGCTAAGAAAAAAGTTTTACCAAATACTCTAATTAAATCAGAAGATGAAGATTATTTAGCGTTAGAGCAACACACAAATTTACAAACTGATATTAATAGATTTGTTAAAAATATAGATGAAAAAAAACTTGAAGTTGGTTTTGGAGAAGATATACAAGCATTTTTTGGTAATTTAGGCGCAGTGGATTTAGATTTAGATTCACAAGAAAAATTAAATAATTACAATGATTTAAAAAGATTTGTTACTAGATATGTAAACAATATTTTAAGATTAAATAAAGGTCCTCAAACTGAGGGTGATGCTCAAAGAGCTTTAGATGAATTAAGAGCAGCAAAAACCACAAGCGATTTAAAAAGAGTTTTAGAAACATTAAAAAATATTTCTGATAGAGAAATTAATTTCAGAAAAACAGCCATTAACAGAAGAAGAGCTAATGCTGGTGTAGCAGGTGTAGATTTTGATAAACCAACTTGGAAAATAGTTGAATGATCATAGAAATTGAACAAATTGGAAAAAGAGTAGAAGTTCCTGATAGTTTTGCAGAACTTTCTGAAGAGGAGCAAAATCGTTATGTTCAAAATATTATTATTGAGTATCAAAGAAGCGGACAACCGCAAATAGAGGAATCATTAAAAGAAGAAATAGTAGATGAAGCTAGAGACGAAGGTTTATTAAGTATAGCTGGCGACACAGCAAGAAGTGTAGTACAAGGATTGACTTTTGGTTTTGGGGAAGAGCTTGAAGCAGCAGCAAAAACAGGTTTTGGTTTAATTGGTGATTACGATAAAGAAGTTAAAAAACTTAGAAAAGATATAGAAGATTTTCAAAAAACAAATCCAAGTTTAGCTATAGGCGGTGAGTTAGTTGGTGGTCTAGCTACACTTCTAATACCAGGTGTTGGTTTAGCTGGAGCAGCTACTAGAGTTGCTGGTGGTACAGGCCAAGCTGTTTTAAGAAGCGCTGGCACAGGAGCAGGATATGGAGCTGCTTACGGCGCTGGTACTGCTGAAGGAGGTATTGGAGAAAGATTAACAGGAGCTGCTACTGGAGCTACAGTTGGCGGTGCGTTAGGTGCAGCCACACCCTTAGCAGGAAGATTAGCTAGTTCTGGAGTTAGCAGAGTCGCTGATGCGTTAGGAGTTCGTGGCGTAAAAAGAGCTGAGCAATTTGCCGATCAAAAAATATTACAAGCATTAGAAAGAGAAGGTTTAACACCAGATGAAGCAGTCGTTAAATTGCAAAGAGCAAGAGATTTAGGACAAGAAGATATATTAATAGCCGACCTTGGCGAATCAATGAGAGGCTTAGGTTACAGCGCTCAAGCAATTCCACAAAGAGCAAAAACAAAAGTTGCTGAAAAGTTAGAAGAAAGACAGTTAGAACAAGCAGAAAGAATTACCGATGATTTGACATCAAGAGCAAAATTAGAAGGTCCTTTCAGTATTAAATATTTAGACAATTTAACCGAAGCACAAGAGAAACTTTCAGAACCATTTTATAAAAAAGCCTATCAAAAAAACTTACCAGCTAAAGCATTTAAAGAGTTTTTTACAGGGCCTAAAGCTACAATTATGCAAAAAGCGTCTAAAGACGCTAAAGAATTATTAGCTGCTGAAGGTAGAGAAATACCTGATATATCTAAAATTATGAAAGACGAAACACAATTAAAAAAATTTTTAGATGGTAATTTACCAACAGAGTATCTACATTCGTTAAAAAGAGGTCTTGACAGTTTGATTGATTCTCAAGTCGATAATTTGACTGGTCGAGCAACAAAAAAAGGCGTTGCATATATAAATTTAAAAAATGATTTTAATAAAATTATAGGGTCTTTGAATCCAGCTTATAAAGAAGCTAATGCAAAATTTTCAGATTACGCTAGATTAAAACAGGCTTATGAAGTTGGGTATAAAGCTAAAAACAAATCTTCAGATTTGTTAAATAAATTTTTGTCAAAATTTAACGATGGAGAAAAAGAAGCCTTCAAAGTTGGTTTCATCGCTAATGTAAAAGATCGTGCAGAATCAACTGCGGATGCAAGAGATTTTACTAAAGTAATTTTTGGATCTAAAAAAAATAAAGACTTAATAAGAAAAGCATTTCCCTCAGGAAAAGATGGAGCAAAACAATATAAAGAATTTGAACAAGTTATAAATTTAGAAAAAGAAAAAATACTAACCAGAAGAAGAGTATCACAACTTAGTCCAACCGAAGAAAGAAGATTAGCTGTTCAAGAAGCTGGAGCAGATCCAGCAGAAATGGCTTCTTTAATGGCGCAATTAGGAAGAGGAGATGTGTTAGGTACAGCGCAAAAATTAATGGGTAGTGTCGGCGCGAGGATTGGTGGTTTAAATCCACAAAGCGCAGAAAATATTGCTAGAAAATTATTTTTACAATCTCCAGATGAGCAAATTGCATATTTAAAAACTCTCAATGAAGTTGACGCAGAATTAGTACAGAAAATTTTACAAAGAATTAGAAGAGAGCAAACGGCATCCGCTCTCTTAGGTCAACAAGCTGGTATAAGGCTTGAGTGATAAATAAAATAAAATACTTAAAAGAATGATTTAGAACTATGGGCCGCGTCACAGAACGACTAGGCAGAAGCGGAGAATATTTTACTGCCAGCGTTTTAGCCCTTGTTTCAGACACAGTCATTATTGTTCCGCATGGCGCAGAGGCAGATATAATTTTTGACTACGAAGATAAATTATATAAATGCCAGGTAAAGTCAAAAACAAAGAAAGAAAAGAATCACAGCAAATGGCGGTTTGACTTACGCCGAGGCTCGCACACCAAGAACAGACACTTTGCAGAAGGCGCAATAGATATCTACGCTTTATATTCAAAGCAATACAACAACGTTATTTTTATGCCTTTTGATGTCAGTAAAAGAGAAGTACGCATAGAAGAAGATATTATGAAAAACGCAGATTCATTGGCTACGTTTCATCAAACAATAAAAGAGTTGAATTATTAAGACTACTATCCTATACTTTGCAGTACATTTTTGGAGAAATAAATGCACGAAAGTATCAACGATCTACACAATCTTTATCAACAGGATTGCGCTAGACGTAAAACAAAGACAATTAAAGAACTAAACAGGATTTACCACAAATACATTGCAGGTCCATTGGGCCAGAAAAAACTAAACAAAGTTGTCAGAGGTGACATAGCCAAACTGCATTTCAGTTTGTCAGAGACAGCGCCTGCACAAGCTAACAAAGTATTAACGTTACTTAGATCTATGTTTAATCTGGCTATCACACTTAGCTTGGTTGAAAGCAATCCTGCGACACACATTGCTAAGAACAAAGAAAACAAAAGAAAGCTATACCTAACAAGCGAACAACTTATTCAAGTCAAAGAACAGCTAGATTTGTTATACAAAAACAAACGCTATCAAGAATCCGTAGATTTCATTTGGCTACTGCTCTTAACAGGAGCTAGATGCGGTGAGATTGCAAAGGCTAAATGGACAGACTTACAAGGCAATATGCTTGTGTTGAGCGAGCATAAAACGGATCAGTACGGCGAGGAAAGGGTTATACATTTGAGTGAACGCGCCCTGGATATAATTAATCGCAGGGCGCAGGAGGGCGAGAGAATATTTAACATTAAAGCGCCTCGGAGAGCGTGGGATAAAATCAGAAAAACGCTTGGTATAGAAGAGTTTAGATTGCATGACTTACGCCATACCTTCGCGTCGTTTAGTTTACAAAAATTACCGTTAGCGCAAGTTGGTCATTTGCTCGGACATAAAGATCAAAAGACGACTGCGCGGTATGCACATATTCATAAGGACAAGGCTATTGAGTCTGCTGCGCTAGTAAGCGAGCATATAGAAGCTCTGTTACAACCTACAGATTTTCGAAATCAAATATGATGTTCTGGTGGCACTCAGATGAATTGAGACCTACTGAGATTAAATACTCAGCTACGTCTCTTGGGTCTTTACCTTGCGACTCAGCAAACTTTAATAAATCTTCGTTTAGATACCTATTAATCCAGACAGGCTTTCTATTATTACGAAGCATTATTGGGTCATCAAAGTCGCTTAAAATTTTACCTACCATTTTTGTTGCCTTTATTTTCATAACAAATAAAGGTATATTTTAGTAGAAACAGGAGAAATATGGAAACCACAGAAAACCTTAAATTTTTAACAACTAGACAGCTTGCAAATATGCTTAGTATGTCGCATAGAACACTAGAAAATTGGCGCGGTTTAGGCAAAGGTCCGCGTTACAGAAAAGTAGGCGGCAAGATTCTATACGATATGCGCGATGTTGAAGATTTTATTAACACAGAGGTAGTTGACCCAAATGCCGAGTAAACACGCTTTACTTTCCCCCTCGGCGGCGGAGCGTTGGACTAAATGTCCAGCGTCTCCGTCAATGTCGCAAGGTTCTCCGTATAGAACAAGTTACCCTGCGGAACGTGGTACTTTGATCCACGAAATGGCAGAGAAGGTTTTGAAAGACCAACTTAAAGATTCTTCTATAGAAGATCACTACGCAGGCAAAACATTTACTACAGTCATAGAAGAAGATGATGAAAAAATAGAAGTCGTCGTTGACGATGAAATGTTAGACATGGCAAAACTATACGCAGATTACATATTGCAACGTCACGAAGAGTTAGGCGGCAAAAGATTAATTGAAGAACAAGTTACCCTGGAGGAGATAAACCCACACCTTTGGGGTACGCTTGACTGTGCCATCATTACAGAAAAAGAAATAGAGATAATAGATTTAAAGACAGGCGCTTGGCCTGTAGATCCAAATAACTTACAGCTTAAGATTTATGCTTTAGGCATACTAGATAGATACCCTTACGAAAACGCAAAAGTAAAACTTACTATTGTGCAACCTGTAAGCAGAGACAAAAAAGGACCAATTAAAACCTACGAAACTAGCGTAGAAGATTTAGTTAATTGGGCTTACGATTTTTTAAAACCTGCGGCTGACGCATGTTTAGAACCAGAACCAAAATTTAACTTTGGTGAGCATTGTCGTTTTTGTTTGTATCAACAACAATGCCCTACTTATAACACTAATAAAGGAGATGTAAATGTCTGAAAACGAAAAGCCACCTGTTTTACAAATTGATAAAACAGATGGTCCACCAACCATAGTTTTTGAAGAAGATATGCAAGATGAAAATGTTGCTAATCTGACACAAAATATTCAGTCTCGTAACGCTATGAATAATCTTATTAATGGCATTATGAAGAATGAAAACCAGGAACTAGCTAATCTTAATGTTGTCATTAATGAGATAGTTAGATTAATATTAAGCTCGCTTGTTAATAACAACAATCAAGTCATGGAAAATTTAAGTAACCAGCTTGGCGAAGTTATGCAAGCAAAAACACAAGGAGAAAATACAAATGAGTCTAGCGAAGATAAGGAAGAAAGCTAAAAAGAAGGCCCCAAGAATAGTGCTGTTTGGAAGCGGTGGCGTTGGGAAGTCTACTTTTGCTTCTACGATGAATAAACCTATATTCCAACTTACGGAAGAT